GAGAAGTACTCACCAAGTATTATGTATTAACTTTTAATAATGTTCCATATGATCCATACGGCATAGATTCTCATAGAGAAAAGAATCTAAACACAAAACTTAGAAGCACATCAAAACAAGTATTTGATGACTATATAGTATATCTAAAGACTAAAAATAGACTATACATGACAAGAACACAAAGGAATTTTATCCATGTTTAAAAAAGGACCACTAAGTAAAATTGAATGTTTTTATATTCAACAAAATCATAACAAGATAGAAGTTTCTCAACTGTCTAGCGATCTTAATAGACCAATAGATATTATTGAAAAGTGGATCAAGAAAAATATAACAGAAGCCCCATCAGTAATGAAAGCTGGAGATCATTTTGCAAAATCAAAAGGCTCTGTTATAATGACAGAAAACGTATCAGCTTTAAGTGATTCAAAAAGAAAACGACAAATTAATAATAGTCAGTGCGTTACTAAGATAAAAAATGACTAATCTAGTTTTTGGTTTTGACAATTGGCAAAAGATCTATTCTGATCTACCAAGAGAGGAAAAATATAATATATGGATTTATGCCTTGTTGTCAAACGATCAGCAAGTATATGTTCCAGATTATAAATTATGGTTTGATCTTAAAAAGTATTGTGCAGAAAAAGATCTTAAAATAAATACTATCGGTCTTAGATATAGATCTCATCAGATTGAACAAAAATCAGATTGTGCAGAAGGCGTGTATGTGGTAAGATCTATTAAGGGCGAGTTCGGCGGTGTATCAAAACAGTGCTACACTATAGGACTTTTACAAGATAATGTTGTTAATAAGACCATGTGGGTTACTCCAGAATTAATTGAAGAATGTACATCTATAGAACAAATTGAAGATTGTTTTGAAGAAGCAATAATTTATCAGCATGACAGACAAAAAAAATAAGCCACAGCTATTTAATCAAGAATATCAAAAGCAGTGGTCTGAAACTCATAAATACAAGCATATTCATACTGGTGAATATTGTACTTTTGAAGCTTATATTGCTGAATATATAGTTCTTAGAAGGGCAGAAAAGCTCAATCTTGGAAAGCCATCATATAAGTTTTGGACAAAGGGCGATCCAAACCATTGGCTATGGACAAAACAGCTTTGTGCTGCTAGAATCTTAAAGAAGCGATATAGCGAAGAAGCTATATTAACGGCTGTAAAGTCTAAAGAGTTTGATAAACTATTAGTTCTTGGAATACAGGATGGTAATCGTTATAAAGTAAATCCAGCAGCAGAAAAAGTTATTGCAATGTATCATAAGAAATTATCATCCAAAGTAGAGCAAATACAAAATATTGATAATCAACCAGTGGAAGAACCTCAATCAGAAGTACAAATTAGAACAACTCAGTCATACGATAAGAAAAAAATTAGCATCAACAAACTAAGGAATATATGATGAAGAAAAAGACATCATCCGTAAAATTTGCAAACGATAGCGTAAGCAGCACAATCATTTCAAAATATGGAGATATTGTTAGAAGTGGAACAGAAGTTCTTGAAAATATCAATAGTTTAGAAGTAGTAGGTGTATCTCCAGCTTTAGATATTGCTTTAGGCGGTGGACTAAGAGAAGGTTCCGTTGTCGTTATGACGGGTGATCCAAAGAGCGGAAAAACTACAACCGCATTACATTTTGCCGCCAAGTGTCAGAAAAAGAATAAGCGTGTTATTTATGTTAATACAGAGGGTAGATTATCTAAACAAAACTTTGAAGGCATAAAAGATCTACAGCCAGACTCTATTTTAATAGTAGAATCAACAGATGATAGAGTACTTTCAGCAGAAGACTTCTTGAATATTATTGAATATTATATTAATAATGATCCGGGATGTTTAATTATTGCAGACTCATTATCTAATATGGTTCCAGCCTGTGAGCTTGAGGGCGAAGTCAGAACCGGAGTTAGAAATGCTTTACCAAGATTACTATCAATGTTTTTCAAGCGTATTAGCGGCACATTAATGAAGAATAAAACTATTCTAATATGTATTACTCATAACATTGCTAATACTGGTGGCTCTCCATACGCACCACAAAAAATGGCAGACTGTGGAAACATGTTGCAATATCAAGCTGGCACAAATATGGTTATTACGCATAGAGGCAAATGGCAAGTGCCAAAAGATACTGGACCTCACGTTGGTCAAATTGCAAATTGGGCTATTAAAACATCATGTGCTGGAGGTAGGCCAAACAGTACAGCAGAAAGTTGGATAAAGTACGGTGTAGGTATTGACGAAGTACAAGAAATAGTCCATATAGCATGTGAGTTCAGATTAATTAAATCTTCTGGAGCTTGGTATACAATACAATGTGCTGTTGATGATATCAATAATCCCGTTGTATCACAAATGCTTGATGATAATAAGGTAGAAAAAACTCCAGAAGCTATAGAAAAATTCTTTAAGTTTCAAGGCATTAACAATGTGTCGGACTTTCTAAACAGCAATTCAAAGATTGCTGATTTCATTTATGAAAAAATAAAGGAGCTATATTGAAAGTCGTTGGAATAAATGGTAAAGAATATGTATGGAATCTTACAGGGTATGGCGTGTTTGATGATGACAGTCGTAGAAGATCAAAATATCATGTAAGAGCAAGAAACTTATTAAAGGACATATTCCATAGTTATAGAATATTAGAAGAGGTAAAATTACCCGGAAGCACAGAGCTTCATAGAAAATCTGTATTATATCTTGATTTTTATATACCATCAATTAAGCTGGCTATAGAAGTACATGGTGAGCAGCATTATGGATTTAATCCATTCTTCCATAAGAATAAAGCAGATTTTTTAAAGAGCGTTGCTAGAGATGAAGATAAAATTGCTTGGTGTGATTTAAATGATATTAAATTGATAACCCTTAAATATTCAGAAAGTGAAGATGAGTGGCGACAAAGAATCAAAAGCGTCTGAAAAACTTGCAGAACATTTAGAATTAATAACACAGTATATCAATACTACTAATGCTAAGTTTTCTTCTTTTAGAGAAGAATATTTATTGATATCAGATTTACCAGCAGAAAAGTTAAGAAATTTAACACAGCAAGAACTATTTGATTATTCATATCTATTGTATGGATATGTAACATATTTACAGGATGAAATAAATAGAAATAAAATAGCTTTAAATTGGTGCGTTGATCAAATGGAAAAGTTGATTGTAAAACATAATGATGAATTTGGTCAATACACTAAGCACGAATCAAAGAAACATATACTATCACAAAGTAATTCATATGCTGCTTCTCTTGAGAATATGAGACAAGTAGCAGAATCTAGATTATGCGCATTAGACGGAAAAGTTTATGAACTCAAAAGAAAAGCAGACATTCTTTTAGAAAAAGGAAAAAGAACATGAGCGACATGAATGATTTTGTTAAGTTGTTAACAGAAGAACAAAAGCAGAAATTATTAGAGGCATTGGCTTCTGGCAAGCAACAAGAAGATCAACAAAACACCAGTAATGTTGGTGAAGATTTCAGAGTTTATAAAACAGATAGTAAGCTAACAAGCAGGAGAAAAGAACCCGTGAAAGCTAGAAAAAATGAGTGGCAGGATACTGGCGAGTCTAGGGATATAGAAACTAACTACGGCGAGAAAACTCCTCGTAGGAAAGAAGCACCAAAGAAGGCTAGTATAGAGTGTCATGTGTGCGGTAAAGAGTTCAAGGTAGATCAGAGATATGTATTTGGTGAATATTATCGATGCAACAAGTGTGGTGGTAAAAAATGATTGAGGATAAGTTAACAGATGTTGGATCAGAACGTGCGGTATTAGCTGGACTAATACAACATGGCATGGATGGATATATATCCATTGCTGATCTTATAACAGAATCTTCCTTTGGTCATTTGAATAATCAAATTATCTTCAAATGTCTAAAGAGCATATTTGATAAAGACCAGAAGGTAGATATTGCTTCTATATTATCATCAGCAACTAATCTAAATCTGCTAGACTCAATTAATACGCCACAAGAGCTAAAGTATATTAAATCTTTATTCGATTTTCCAATTAATAAAGATAATATATTTCATTTTAGTATTCAAATAAAGAAGTTTGAATTTGCTAGAAAGATCAAAAAATTAACATCACAGATTTCTAAGGATGTAGATGATATATCTGGTAATGAATCTATCAATGATATTATTCAAATACTAGAAAATCCAGTAACAGAATTTTTAAGAGAAGACGATGGTGGAGAATCTCCAGTAAAAATTGGAGACAATGTAAAAGAATATGTCGACTTTTTGATTGACAATAAGTGCGACATCATAGGCATACCAACAGGCTTTAAAACCTTCGATGACGCAATAGGCGGCGGTCTAAGAAGAAAGTGTGTTGATCTAGTAGCTGCTAGACCTAAAGTTGGTAAATCTGTTTTTGCGGACAATGTAGCACTTCACGTTGCATCCAAGAACATACCCGTTTTGATGTTAGATACAGAGATGGGTAAGGAAGATCATCTTAATAGATTATTAGCCAACATAAGCGGAATCCCAATTAATGAAATAGCAACTGGTAAATTTGCTAATGATAAAGAAAAATATGAAAAGATACAAGATGCTATAGAACTATTATCAAAAATACCATATAATTATATAAGCGTTGCTGGTAAGCCATTTGAACAAATCCTAAATCTTATAAAGAGATGGGTAATACACGACGTTAAAACAGATGATAGTGGCAAAACAAATAATTGTATAATCATATATGATTATTTAAAACTTATGTCATCTAGTTCTATCACTAATAATATACAAGAATATCAAGCCTTGGGTTTCCAAATAACCTCTTTACATAATCTATGTGTTAATCTTGATATTCCATGTTTGTCGTTTGTTCAATTGAACCGCGATGGTATAACTAAAGAAAGCACAGATGCGGTTTCTGGATCTGATAGATTAATATGGCTATGTACATCATTTACTATTTTTAAAACAAAATCTACAGAAGAATTAGCAGAAGACGGTCCAAATGCTGGTAATAGAAAACTAGTTCCAATAGTGTGTAGGCACGGTGCGGGATTAGACGATGGTGATTATATCAATATGAATATGCAAGGATCTTATGCAAAACTCATAGAACTCAAAACTAGAAATCAGTTTAAAAATCAGCCAGTTGGCGATACTGGATTAATTTCACAGGACAATCTACTAAAAGTAAATATACAAGATGGACTTGAAACAATTAAAAATTCAGTTGAATGATAACGCAGAGTCTATCTTCAATGAGCTTGGGATGAATATAGAAATCTTTGGAGATAATATATATTCTAAATGTCCCGTTCATGAACACAGTGATAACCCAAGAGCTTTTTCGTTTTCAAAAACAAAAGGAATATGGAAGTGTTGGACAAGAGATTGTCAACATGAATTTAAGAACGACATCTTTGGATTAATTATAGGAGCATTATCGCTCAAAGAAAATAAAGATGTTGATTTTAAATATGCATTAAAATGGGTGTGTGACTTATTAAATATAAAGAATGAAGGTTCTAGCAAAAAAGAAATTAAAGAAGAAAACACTAATGATGACTTCTATAATATAATAGACATATTTAATAAAACAAACGATGTATTTGTTCCAAGTAAAATAAAATCTTCTTATAGAATAGAATATCCATCAAAATACTTTCTTAGTAGAGGATTCAAAAAAGAAACACTTGAGTTTTTTAATATTGGAGATTGTGTTGAAAATTCTGGAGTGTTAAGAGATAGAGCAATAATACCCATACATAGCGATGATGGAAAAGAAATTGTAGGATTCATAGGAAGATCGGTAAAAGAATATAAGATACCCAAGTTTTTGATATATCCAAAGGGTTTTGACAAGCGTCATTTTTTTTACAACTATCATAATGCCATAAATAAAGCTATAGAAAAATCATGCTTATTTATTCTAGAGGGTCAGGGAGACGTATGGAAATTGCATGAGCATGGAGTAGTTAATGCTGTAAGCATATTTGGTAAAACTATAAGCAAAGAACAAGAAGATAAACTATTATCTTTACCAATTACTCACTTAATAATACTAACAGATAATGATCAAGCTGGCAGAGAATCAAAAGTACAAATCAAAAGACAACTAGGCAGAACTTTCAGACTTACATTTCCAAAAATGTCATCTAAAGATGTTGGCGATATGTCCAGCGATGATATTGAAAAGATGCTAACACAACTTAAAGGAACATATTGATGGTCAAGATAATTGGTATATCTGGTAGAAAGCAGGCTGGCAAAAATACTGTCGCAAATTATATACATGGAAGTGTTCTACTTCATAATAAAATGATTGAGGAGTTCTTTGTAAATGAAGAAGGTCAATTGGCTGTAAAGACAGCGGATACAAATAGTAATTATGGTTATGGAATTTTTGATGTAACAAGAAAAGATGACCAATTTATTCAATACGCAGAGCGTGAATTATGGCCTTATATTAAAATATACCACTTCGCAGATCCACTAAAAGAAATGTGCATCAACCTATTTGATCTTAATCCCAAGCATGTATATGGTAATAATGATGATAAAAATTCATTGACAAATCTATCATGGAAGGATATCCCGGCATCAAACAAGACTGACGGTTCTCCTACTGTTAGAGAGTTTCTAGAACACTTTGGAACTAAAATAATTAGAAATATATACCATAACGCTTGGTCGGAATACACTATTAAAAAAATAGTAAAAGAGCAAAGCTCAATAGCTGTTATACCAGACGTTAGATTTCCTAATGAAATAGACGCTATTAAAAGTCATGGAGGAATAGTCATTAGATTAACTAGAAATATATACGATAGTCCTTCAGAATCAGAATCTGCCCTTGATCAATCCAAGTACGATTGGTCTAACTTCGATCATATAATAGATAACTCACAGTCTTCACTAGATGACTTATCTAATAGTTTAGTAAAAATACAACACCTGTGGGGAATACAATGATTGTTACATATATTAGATCATCATCATACAATAATTATGCTTATTGCCAGATGCAATATTTTATTACTTATGTATTAGGATATTATCCATCTTCTGGCAAGAAGGCTGAATTAGGCACTATAGTGCATAAAGTTATGGAATGTTTGGCTAGTTTGAAAAAAGAACTACAGGATTCTAATCCTAAATCTAAAAAATTAACTATTAACGATGATGCGATTGGCATTCTATCAATAGATAAGAATGAATTATTTAGCAGCGATTTGCCAGATCAATTATTAGAAAAAAGTTTCAAATACTATACAACAAATTCTCAGCATAGCTATACCGCTTCTGATAAAAAAGAATGTAAAAAACTAGTATGGGATACTATAAACTTTAATAATGGTCAGTTTGATCCAAGAAATAGAGATATTATAGCTGCTGAACCACGCTTTGATATACCTATAGATGAAGATTGGGCGCATTATGAGTATGAAATTAATGGCGAAAAGGTCAAAGGTCAGTTGGCAATAAAAGGAACAATTGATCTAGTAACCAAAATTGATGATAATACTATAGAGGCGGTTGATTGGAAAACAGGAAGAAGATTAGATTGGGCTACTGGAGAAGAAAAGACCGCAGCAAAACTCAATTCTGATCCACAGTTATTGCTATACAACTATGCTATCTCAAAACTATTTCCAGAATACCAACAGAGCATAATGTCCATATTTTTTATTAAAGATGGCGGGCCATTCTCTTTATGTTTTGATCGTAGTGATCATGATAGATTTATTAAAATGTTAAAACAGAGATTTTTAGAAATACAAAAGAATAATAATCCTAAACCAATATCGGAAGACAGATCTAACTGGAAATGTACTAAACTATGTCACTATTGTAAAAATAAGTGGGAAGGTACTGATGTAAGTATGTGTCAATATATAGATAACCATCTTAAAGCAAATGGAATGAATAAAACTGTATCTGAACTAACTAAGTCAGATTTCAATATAGGATTCTACTCTGCTCCGGGTTGATCATGAATAAATTATTAACAGTCGGAATGGCTACTTATGATGATTTTGATGGTGCGTATTTTTCTATACAATCTCTCAAATTATATCATGATATATTTTCTAGTAATGATGCAGAGATTATAGTAATAGATAATAATCCAGACGGAGAACATGGTAAATGCTTAAGCTCATTTATATCATCATGGACTAATAATATTAAGTATATTCCATACAAATCCAAAACAAGCACATCCGTAAGAAATGAGATATTTAATAATGCTGCTGGTAAATATACTGTATCAATGGATTCCCATGTATTATTTGTTCCCGGCGCTTTTGATACTCTTATACGGTATTATGCTTCTAATCCAGAATGCAAAAACATAATACATGGCCCATTATTATATGATAATTTAGCATCATGTGCTACACATTTTAAACCAGCTTGGGGTGCTGGAATGTATGGTCAATGGGATACGGACCATGAGAACCTAAAAAAAGACCAACCGTTTGAGATACCAATGCAAGGTTTAGGTGTATTTTCTTGTGAGACTAAGTATTGGCCGGGATTTAATATACTATTTAAAGGTTTTGGTGGAGAAGAAGGATACATTCACGAAAAATTCAGAAAATGCGGCGGAAAAGCTATATGTTTGCCAGAATTTAAATGGATTCATAGGTTTGGTCGCCCAACTGGCGTTAAATATCCACTAATTCTAGAGGATAGAATCTGGAATTATTTTGTTGGATGGCTTGAAATTACACAAGACCCAAACCATGAAATGATCCATCAAATATATGAGCATTTTAAAGATAAAATTCCACCCAATAGTATAGATCAAATATTAGATATAGCTAAAAAGACAATATTAAAATAGGAGAAAATTATGCCCATTCCAAAAAGAAGAAAAGACGAAGAAAAACAAGCCTACGTTAGCCGTTGTATGGGCGACAAGGTAATGAATAAAGATTATCCAGATAGTAAACAACGTGTTGCTATATGCCTAGATCAAGCCACCGCAGACTGTGATTGCGTAGAAGCTGCTGATTTTAAAATGCAAATTGAAAATTATGGATATGAAGAAGAAATAACGGAAGATAATTTTTACTGCCCAGCACAGGCAGAATACGAAGATTTTGGCGAAGAAACAGAAGAATGGGATATTGCTGGAGAAAAACCCGGACTATGGGATAATATTCGTAAAAAGAAAGAGCGTGAAGGTAAAAACTATAAACCAGCAAAGCCGGGAGATCCAGATCGTCCAGATCCAAAGTCTTGGAAAAAAGCTCAATCAGAAGATAGCGAAATGGCTATAGATCAAATTAAAAAAATGAATGATCAATTAGTAATGATAGTATCTAAGCTAAATTCAATACCAATAGAATTTCAAGATTGGACAAAGGACATGATTTCTAAGGCAGAAATATATGTTCAAAATGTATTCGATTTTGTTACATATTATGAACCCGGAAAATATGAAGATGAATATACAGATACTCCAGAGATGGAAACTGAAAATGCTAGTTATGAATATCAAGACCAAAAAACTGGAGAAATCTATACATATCAAAGAAAAGGCTACTATGAAAAAGATGGTAGAGTTCTTACATATATGGGTAAAGCATCAGAATATCAAGGTCGTAAGGTAACATTGAACAAGCCATTTAGAACATCAAATGGTCCAAAAAAGTTCGCTGTATATACCAAAAATGAAAGTGGAAATGTTGTTATTGTTAGGTTTGGTGATCCAAATATGACAATTAAAAAGAACATTCCAGAAAGACGCAAGAGCTTTAGGGCAAGGCACAACTGCGAAAATCCCGGCCCCAAATGGAAGGCTAGATATTGGAGTTGCAAGATGTGGTAATATGATAATATCTATATGTTTAATATTATCTATACAATTAATTTTAGTATGGCGTTTAAGTAAAGAGATAATTAAATTATATAAAAAGGCGTTACGTCCACTTTATATAAAATATTCATACGTTCGTAAAGAAAAAGGAGTTAATTATATGTCATTAGTTTATGAAATAACATGCGCTGCACCGGTTGATTTAGATGTAGTGGAGCGTAGACTTGTTGTTACGATCAATGGAGAAGTTGTATCAACAGACGTATATTCTGCAACGTCTGTAAATCTAGGAGAAAAATCATTTCTAGATGGCGACAATGTTAAATTATCATTGGTTGATGTAGACGATGTTGGTAATGTGAGTGAGCCAGCAGTAGTAGAATTTGTTGCTGCTGATACTCTACCACCATCTACTCCATCGCTTGGCGTTACATTAGTAAGAGAAGAATAAGATGCGTAAATCTAGAGCAGAAGAATTAATAGACTCAGTTCAGACTAACATGGAGTGTCCAGCCGCGACACAAGATATTAGTCTGAACTTAGCTAATAGAAAAACGTGCGTAGAAAAGGCTAATTATGGACCAGCAAATCCAGAATTAGATAATCCAGAATTTTGGCAGCAGAAAGCAGACCTATTTAAGACATCCATAGAAGAAGCAAAAACAATGAGATGTAAAAATTGTGCTGCTTTTATTCAAAGAGAAAAAATGATGAGATGTATAGAAAAGGGGATTTGTGAAGAAGATATGAATGAGGCAGGTCTTATAGTATCTATTGCAAATTTAGGCTATTGTGAATTATTTGATTTTAAGTGTGCTGGCGAAAGAACTTGTGATGCTTGGATTACTGGTGGTCCAATTACAGATTAATAACTGTAATTAGATTCTTCTGAAACCAAGAAAAATTTGTTGAAATAAGCTTGGCTTGACGGTATAATATTGTATTGATGTACACGTTGACTGCGGAGATGCTATATAATGAATTGGTTTCCATTGAAGAATTTTACACATTACAGCCTATTAAAAGGCTTTTCAAAACCAGAAGAATTAGCCCAGAAATGTAAGGATAATAATTATCCAGCATGTGGTATTTGTGATTATAAAACAATATCCGGCGCTGTAGCATTTTATAGAGCATGTAAAAAAGTTGGCATAAAACCAATAATTGGATGTTCCTTTGATGGTTTTATTTTATTTGCTA